CTTGCTACAACCGTTGGCGGATTCGCTGGTGTATTTAGATGGGGGCCACTTGAGAGACGAGTCCTCATTGATACAGAAAAGCTTCTTTGGGCGCGTTTCGGAAAACCTACCAATCTTAACCCAGAAACTTATTTTACTGCTGCTAACTTCCTAGCCTATGCAGATACCCTTTATTGTGTCCGCGCTGCAAACGCAACAGGGTCTTCTCCAATTGTAACTGCAACTTTCGTTGCTAACAGCATTACTGTTCTGGCAAACACAACTGGCCTAGTAGCCGGCATGATTATCATTGCATCTAACGGCTCTGCTGTTGCTCTTGATTCAACAATCGGCTCTATTATCAACAGCACAGCTTTCAACTTAGATTCAGCTTCACACGCTCTTGCCAACGGTGACAATCAGATTCAGCTAGTTTCTAATACTTCTGTTTTCGCGGCCATTGGTAACACTGCCCAAGTTGCGAACCTAGAATATAACCTAATCAAGCATGAAGACGATTATCTTGCAAAAGCAGGAACATTTGATTCAGATGTTCTTTATACTGCTCGTTATCCAGGTAAAATGGGAGATTCTATCCGTGTTTCTCTTTGTGATTCAGCTAATGGCTTTACTGAGACACAAAACCTCGTAGCCGTTGGTAACGGTGGCGCGACAATTGCTCTTAATGTTGGTTCCAATACTGCTAACGTTGTTATTATTTACAATCATGACGGCTCTTCTCAGAACAATGCGCGTCTTGCGGTAAATACTGCAACCGTTAATTTCCAAGCAAATATGCAAATCACGGACTTTATCCAATTTGGAAATAGTTCAATTGGTACACAAGCTTTGAAGATCACAAATATTGGTGTTTATTCTTCAAACGTCAACAGCACTGTTGCTGCTGCTCAATTTAATTTGCAATTTGAGCAAGACCTACGACTCATTGCCAATATGACACTCGTTAATTCTATGACCCGTTTTTGGGAATGGTTTGTTCTAGATCAAGTTGCTCCTGGTCAATCTGAATATATGCGGACTTATGGTAATACTTCTGCAAATGATGAAATTCATATGGTTGTTATTGATGAAGGTGGTGTATTCAGCGGCGTGCCAGGAACAGTTCTTGAATCTTACAAGTTCCTTTCTCGTGCTACAGATGCAAAAGGTCTAGACGGACAAAGCACATATTACAGAAACGTTGTAAATGGCAAGTCCAAATACATTTATATTGTGAACGATAGAGCAATTGGTTACACAAACACAGCCCTAAATCTTGCTTCTACCCAAAACAATGATATTAGTTCAATTCATTTACACTATGGGCAAGATGGTTCTAGTGAAGGTGCTATTTCACTCGGCGTTCTAGCTAATGCTTATGATTTCTTCGCCAGCCCCGAAGATATTGACGTTTCTATCCTTATGCAGGGTAAAGCGCGTGGCGGCCTCAATAATGAAGGTCTGGCTAACTATATTATTGATAATATCTGTGAGATTCGTAAAGATGTGATCTTGTTTTGCAGCCCTGACTACTTTGATACTGTTAACGCTTTCGGCAACGAAGTGGATAACGTTATTGAGTTTCGTCAGTCTCTAACCAACAGTTCTTATGCCTTCTTGGATTCAGGACACAAATATCAATACGATAGATATAATGACCTTTATCGGTATCTACCTCTAAATGGTGATATCGCTGGTCTAGCTGTCCGAACAGATAATCTGACTGATCCATGGTGGGCGTTCGCTGGCTACAATCGTGGTCATATCAAGAACGTTGTCAAGTTAGCCTGGAGCCCAAGAAAGACATTTCGCGATGCGCTTTATAAGAATGACGTTAACCCTGTTTTTACAGAACGTGGACAAGGTACTCTCTTGCTTGGTAACAAAACATTGCTTGGTAAAGAATCTGCCTTCAGCCGCATGAACGTAAGACGCTTGTTCATTACAATTGAAAAAGCTATCTCAACTGCTGCTAAGTTCTTCCTCTTTGAGTTGAATGATTCTTTCACAAGAGCTTTGTTCAGAAATATGGTTACGCCTTATATGCGTGAAATTCAAGGGCGGCGAGGTGTTTATGACTTCTTGGTTGTTTGTGATGAAACAAACAACACACCTGAAGTTATTGATAGCCATACGATGGTTGCAGACATTTATGTCAAACCAGAGCGAGCGATTGACTTTATCCAGCTATATTTCGTAGCTACCAGAACTGGAACCTCATTCCAAGAAATTATCGGTAGCTTCAGATAAGCGATATAAATAAGGATAATGGAACATTTCTCTAAAGGAGTAATATAACTTGGCTTTTAATATCAACAGTTTCCGCTCACACGGTTTGATTTATGGTGGTACTAGACCCTCGCAGTTTGAGGTAAATCTGTTCCCCAATGCTGCCTTAAATTCTGTTACTAAAGATCGGATAAAGTTTTTCGTTCAAGCAGCTTCTATGCCTGGATGGATTGTTGGGCAAGCCCCTGTTCCTTATTTTGGAGCGGTTATCAAGTATTCTGGCGAGCGTCAGTATATGGACTGGCAATGTAGCATTCTGAACGATGAAGACTTTGCTGTGCGCGCTATGCTAGAAAAATGGTCAAATATGATGAATGCTCTTATTTCAAACAGACTTGATCCAGAAATCTGGCCTACAAGCTATAAATCTACAGCTGAAGTAACTCAGTTTTCCAAAGACGGTCGGCCTATTCGTTCCTATCTGTTCTCTGGTATTTTTCCAATTTCTATTGATCCTATTGATCTAAATTGGGGCGACACCAACAGAATTGAGACTTTTAATGTGACCTTCTCTGTTGATTACTTTGAGCCAACAAATCAAGAAACTTCTCCCGACAAGTATAATGCTCTTCTTGGAGATGAAGCTTCAATAAGTGGGCAACAAGGAGTTCCTGCTCTAGTTACTGCCAACTAAGATTTTTCTTTCTTTGTTATGGAGAATAAATGGGTTTACTAACTGAAGCCATGAATCGTGTGTTCGGCTGGGAAATAAAAAGACCAGCCGAACCTGTTCTTCCCTCATTTACACCAAAAGCAGAAGATGACGGCGCCGTTATCGTTGCGGCTGGAGGAACATATGGAACCTATGTTGATTTAGAAGGCTCCGTTAGAAACGAAGCACAGCTTGTCACCAAATATCGTGACATGACTCTACATCCTGAAGTTGACTCAGCTGTTAATCAAATCACCAATGAAGCAATTGTTCAAGAAGAAGATCAAAGAATAGTTGAAATCATTCTTGACGATCTACCTGGACTCCCGCCCAAAGTCAAGCAAGCAATAGAAGCCGAATTTGAAGCCGCCCAAGAGCTTCTTGAATTTAATACTCATGCTTATGATATTTTTCGTCGTTTCTATATAGACGGTCGGCTTTATTTTCATGCAATGATTGATGAAAAACAACCAGAAGCAGGTATTCAAGAAATTCGTTACATTGATCCTCGGAAAATTCGCAAGGTGCGTGAAGTTGTTCCTTATCGTGATAAAAACACCAAACAGATTCCAGGTTCAGAAGTTATTCAAACGACTAGAAACGAATACTTCATTTATAATCCATCTGGTTTCATCACCAATTCTACACCTAGCTATACCTATGCAACGCCAGCTACAGGCTTGAAAATCGCTAAGGACTCTATTGTCCATATCACAAGTGGTATCACTGACAGTGCCGGAACATTGGTTTTAGGCTACCTTCATAAAGCGATCAAGCCCCTTAACCAGCTGCGCGCTCTAGAAGACGCAACAATCATTTATCGTCTCGCCCGTGCCCCTGAAAGACGTATTTTTTATATTGACGTTGGTGATCTTCCAAAACAAAAAGCTGACCAATATCTTCGCGACATGATGCAACGATATAAGAATCGTCTGGTTTATGATTCAGTTACAGGTGCAATTCGTGATGATAGAAAATATATGACGATGTTGGAAGATTTCTGGTTTCCAAGACGTGGTGATTCGCGTGGCACAGAGATTGATACCCTACCCGCTGGCAATGCGCAAGGTGTTTTAGAGGAAGTTGAGTTTTTCAAACAACGTCTCTATGCAGCTTTAAATGTTCCTTTTGCGCGCACTGATCCAGAAGCTATGTATAGCTTAGGTCCGCGCATGACAGAAATTACTCGGGATGAAGTCACTTTCGCCAAGTTTATTGATAGAGTAAGACTTCGTTTCAACCAACTATTTCTGAAAATCCTAGAGAAACAATTAATCCTTAAAAAAATTATTACTCCTGAGGATTGGAAACCTCTTGCCTATAGAATCCAATTCAAATATGCAAAAGACAATCTTTTCGCTGAAATTAAAGAGCGGGAGATGATGAACGATAGACTTAATACACTTACTTTGATTGCTCCGTTCATGGGTATGTTCGTATCCAGAGAATGGGTAAGAAAGAATATCCTCAAACAAACTGATGAGGATATTGAGGAAATGAATGCACAGATTGCAGAAGAAATGAATGATCCGATCTATCAACAAGCAGCCATGTCAGGAATGCTTGGTATGCCTGGAATGGGGCCGGGAATGCCTGGAGCACCGGGAGCGCCACAACCCGGTGGAGGAGGTGGGCCACCGCAATCCGCGCCGCAACAACCACAGCAAAACATAAATAAGAAGAAAGATAAAGGCAAAAAGTAAGGAATTAAAGAAATTATGCTAGAAGAAGCTAAAAAGTCCAAGAAATCTGCAAAAGCTAAAGAAAAAGAGCAATGCGAAGAT